CCATCGAATGGTATTTGAAAACAATCTAGGAGATATACTAGATAAGGATGTGGCGGCAACTGATCATGTGGTAGGAATATCTGTTGGTCCTAATAACCATGGAGCTACCAACGTAGTGGCAGGCTCAGCACCATTGATTAAGCCAGGAACTGAGTGGTATGATTTCTATTATGAGCACCTCGGAACTCAGACCTCTCAAAAGTACAGGGTATATCTAGATAGGAGGGTAAGGGATATTGAGTATCACATCCTATTCCTAGATCGCATGGGATCATGGGGTAGCTTTGCGTTTACAGGCCGTTACTATGAGAAAGGTAACGTAACACGGGAGCAATTCAATAGGGATGTGCAAGGATACATATCTAGTCAATACTGGACCTACAATACCCAGGATAAGGGCTATGTGAACAGCTATATAAGTACTGATACTACCATCGATTTAAATACCAACTGGATGACTGAAGAGATGGCCCAGTATTTCTCTGAGCTCATCAGCTCACCAGAAACTTATATTAAAAAGGCTATATATGATGATGAAGACTGCGAGCAACCTCAGAGCACTGAGTACATCAGCTGTAACATCCTCACCTCATCCTATGAGCTATTCAAGAAACGAAACAAGAATTTAATACGCCAGAGCATTACGATTAAGTATGCCAATAATGACCTAGTCAATGGTTAAGATACAACTAGCAACAGGATACCTGGAGGTAAAGGAGGGCACGGCTTTCCCGTTAAATTTTCAGGTAGGGGATATCAGAGATATCTCACAGCGAAAGGGTAACTTCTCTAAGACCATTACTTTGGTGGGGAGCAAGAATAACAATGACCTGCTTAACCATTACTATGATGTAAACATCGAGGCAGGTACCTTCAATATCAATACCCTTACAACCTGCTCCGTTATACAGGATGGTATTCCCATCATGGAGGATGCTGTGCTACAGTTAACATCAGTTAAAAAGGTACAGCTCACGGATGGCTATGAGGAGCACGTTGAGTATGAGGTATTAGTAAGGGATAGTAAAGGTGATTTCTTTACGGCCATCAATAATAAGGAATTAACAGATATAGATTTCACGGATTTGAACCATCCCTTTGATGCGAACAATATCCAGATGCGCTTTGGCAATACGGTTACGGATGGCTTTAAGTATTTCCTGCCAATGTCAGGAGATGCTAACTATATGATAAATGAATTTAAGCCTGCCATCTTTGCAAAGGTTTACATGGATCGTATCTTTGCAGATGCAGGGTATCAGTATAATTGGCCCACATTAAGTGCCACGAAATTTGATAAGTTAGTTATCCCATACAATGGAGGTACAGATAACTTTGATTTTGCTGATTATGTGGTAAGGGCTGAGAAAATAACACCAAGTACAGTTACCTCAGCGTTATCATTACAGCCATCCACGGCAGTATATACATTCACAGGTTTAACAGAGCTGGAGGATCCTCAAAACTTATTCAATCCATTGACTGGGGTATATACTACACCATTCAATATTAACTCAGCCAATAGCCAGTATTATGAGATAAAGATCCTGATTAATTTCTCATTAGATGTTACCTTCCCAGCAGGTAACGTATCAGTAGGAACTCCTCAGTTTTATCTTAACTTTTTTAATGCACCTTATAATATAAACGTATCCTCCCCATTATACAATGGATTAACTGGAGTGCTAGGTGCAGGTACTTATAATGTAGCAGTAGATACTTTATTAGTTAGCATACAGGCAACAGATGCAACGCTATTGCCTCAGCTTACTGCATTAACGACAAATGTACAGGCATTCTTTTTTACAGGTGGGGGGTTTTATACTATACCTTACAACTTAGATTTAACAATCAATTCAGCAGATATAACCATTACCCCTAGCAGTAACATTGTAGCTGTGGGAGGTACGCTAGATGTTAATGACTATGTACCCAAAAAGATAAAGCAATCCGATTACGTTAAGGCTATCTTTAATATGTTTAACCTCTACGCTGAGGTGGACAAGAGCCAGCCTAATATGCTGAACCTAGTGCATAGAGATGATTACTATGATGCAGGTAAGCAGGTGGATTGGACCTACAAGCTAGCCAAAGACCAGGAACAAAGCCTGTCATTCCTTCCAGAGCTCACCAGCAAAAAGGTAATACTCACCTACGCACCTGATAAGGATGACCCGAATGTTATCTATACCAACGCCACGAACCAAATCTATGGGCAGGCTGAGGTAATATTTGACAACGAGTATGTAAAGGATGTAACAACTAAGGCCGTGCTATTCAGCCCTACCCCTGTGATAGATACTACCTTCGGAGCGTATGTACCTCAGATCATGGGCTCACAGCCTGATATTAACATCCGCATCCTTTACGATTCAACAGCGGAGGTAGGCCTCACCAATTGTGCTGCATTCAATATCTATGATTACGGTAGTGTTGGTGCAACTAACTTAACGAGCTACCCATATGTAGGTCATTTCAATGATCCATTAACCCCATCATGGGATTTGAATTTTGCCATCTGTTCCTTTTATTATTACCAGCCTCTCACGTTAACAGATAACAATCTGTACAATAAATACTGGAGGCGTACAATGGGGCAAATCAATAACGGCAAAATGTTAACGGCTTTCTTTGATTTAAAAGAGCCAGATATACAGAGCCTAGAGCTGAATGATAAGATAAGGATAGATAACTCATGGTGGAATATCAATAAGGTAATTGATTACGATGCCAATGCTAACAAGCTAACACAGGTGGAGCTCATTAGTGTAGATAGTGAGATTGATCTCATGAGCGTATTACCTGGAAGCACAGCAATACCTGGAGGAGCTCCTCCTATTGGTAACGGTAATAATGGGGCCATAGCTCATGTAGCTAGTAATACTATATTTAACCATAGGAACTCAAATGCAAACGTAATACCTGGCAACTCAAGTGGAGTAATAACGGGGAAGGGTAACGTAGTTAATGAAGGCCTCAAGACCGTAGTGGTAACGGATAACAAGTTAATATCTGAGGATGGTATCTATACCGATAACCTAGTAGTTTACAACAGGTACAACGGCCTACCAGTATTGCCAGCGTGCTATGCATATACTGCTGTATTATTTCAGGCTGGAGCTACTCCTCCAGTAGCTACTGAGCTAGTGAATACCTTTGGGCAAATCACCTGGAATTATTTAGGGGTAGGTCAATACCAGGCCACATTGGATGCATGGGATCTAGGTGCTATCCCACAGGACCGCATCACGGTAATGATCGGAGCCAGCTATTTTGATGGGATATATAGTGCTATCTATGTATCAGCCAATAACAGCATCTATGTAGATACTTCTCAGATAGGGGTAGGCTTCAGCGATAACTACCTAGCATATACAACAATTGAAATAAAATACTATCCATAATGAATCAAGTTGAGATACCTATAGTAATACAGGGCATTGGTGCCATGAGGGCAGAGCTTCGAGAATTAAAGGGAGCTATTGCCGAGGCTACTGATCCAGAACAAATGGCCGAGCTCTCTGCCAGAGCAGGGGAGCTAAAAGATAAGATATCAGATGCCAATGATGCGGCCAATGTGTTTGCATCAGGCAGTAAATTTGAGCAGGTCAGTAACTCATTAGGAGGTATTAAGGATAGCCTCATGAGCCTGGACTTTGAAGAGGCAAATCAAAAGGCAAAGGTATTTAGCCAGGTGATCGGAAAGATAAACCCTGCCGAACTAGGCAAAAGCTTCAAGAGCTTCATGGGGGTAATCGGTACAATGGGTGGAGCCTTTGTAAAGTTAGGAATGACCATCCTGGCGAACCCTATTTTTTTGCTAGTGGCAGTAATTACTGCTATTGTGGTAGCCATTGGTTACTTTATGAATAAGCTCGGATTATTGCAACCTATACTCGATAGTATTAAGGCATCTGTAGGATTTCTCGTTGATGGCTTCTATGCACTAACCGATGCACTAGGAATAACGGATAAGGCAGGTGAGGAACAAGCTGCAAAACAAAAGGCACAAACTGAGAGCCAGATAGCTAACATCGATAGGCAGATTGAGGCAGAAGAGCGAAAGAAAGCGGCCATAACCAATGCTTTTAATTTACGAGACAATCAATTCAAGAGAGATATAGAGCTAGCCAAAGCAGAGGGTAAAAATACATTTGAGCTTGAGAAGCAAAGGATCCTAGCATCCATTGCCTACAAGAAGAGAATGATTGAAGAGAACAAGGTGATATTCAAGCAGATTGACGCGAAGAGATTATTACTACTTTCTCAAATGGATGTTAATGGATCTGTGGCCACAGGTACCCAGGCACAGGTAGATCAATTGAATAAGATCAATGAGCAACTTGTAAAGCAAACCCAAGCCAATGAGCAACTCAATGATCAGATAAAGGATGGCCAAAACGAGCTCAAGATATTACAGATAGAAGAGAACAAAAGGCAAGTTGAAGCTAGCAAGGCACAGCAAAAGATCAATGAGGATAACGCTAAGAAGGCAGCCGATAACAATAAAAAGATAGCCGATAACAACAAGAAGGCGGCATCAGATGCGAAGGCTCAGAGAAAGCAACAAGTAACTGATATACAAACGCAGTACAATGAACAGCTCAAGCTAGAGGCTGAAGCTGTAAAGAACAGAACAGCCCTAATAGCTGAAGGTACCGACAAGGAAAAAATGGTCAGAGAGCAAGCCTTCCAGGATTACAAGCAGAACTTCCTAGAGGAGAAAATGAAGGAGGAGAAAGCGGCCATTGATAACGAATATATCACTAAGGGTGGAAGCATACAGAACTATGAGAAAAAACTAGCACAGCTTAGGCTAGATGCTATGAGCAAGCTAACAGCACAGGAGCTTCAGATTTTGAAGGATGCGGAAACGTTGAAAAATAACGAGCTCCTAGCTATTGACAAAAAGGCGGCAGAACAATATAAAGAAAACCAGCTTAAGATCAATGATCTCACCATCGAGGCCATGGCTGATGGGGCAGAGAAAGAGGCTATCATGCAGAAGCAGAAATATGATAAGCTAAGAGAAGAGGCCAAAAAAGATACTACACTAACTGAGGAGCAACGTAGGCAGATCATTGCTATCTATGATCAGATGGATGCGGATGAAACTCAGAAGCGAAATGATGAAAGGCTGAAGGCTCAGAGTGATCTAGCCCTGTCATTGGCTGATGAAAAAACCAGAGCCCTGGCAGAGGTAGAAGCGAAATATATACAGGATCAGGAACTGGCAAAGGGTAACTATGAGCTACTAGAAAAACTAAGAAAGGATCACGAGGATAAAGTAACAGAGATAAACAATAAGGCAGAGCAGGATAGGATAGATAGTGCACAAAAGGAAAGGGATGCCAGGCTAACATTGGCAGGTGATATAGCGGATGGCATTACAGATATCGCAAAGGGCTTAGTCAATGACCAGAAAAAACTAGAGAAATTTAATAAAGCTATGGCATTGGTTCAGATAGGAATCGATACAGGTAAGGCAATCAGCTCCCTTGTTGCAGCATCTCAGGCAAACCCTGCCAATGCAGTAACAGCAGGTACAGCAGGTGTTGCACAGTTTGCTTCTGGTATTATTCAGATCGCTACGAACATAGCTAAGGCCAAACAGATCCTAACATCTGGAGGCTCACCATCCTCAAGTGGTGGAGGTGGAGGTGCATCTAATGGTAATGGCAGTAGTGTTACTCAGGTAGTGCCACAATCGGCTCAGCTCTTTGGATCAGCCAATACAGGCAACGTAATGAGTGCAGGAGGAGGAGCTACTGAAACGGGAGGCATGACCGTTACTGCTATTGTATCTGAAACTCAAGTTACCAACGTGCAGAATAAGATAAATAAAATAAACAAAAACGCAGAATTATGATAAGTTTACAGAGCGTAATTAACAATGTGGTGAACTTCTATTCACAGCACAAACAGGTAAAGAAAGTAGGTACTGATTTTAGAGAGCAGATATTTAACTTTGCTACCCAGGATGAAAAATACCCTATCATTTTTATTGTGCCCGATGCTGTTATCCCTACAGAAAACACTACAGAATTTACCCTAGATATATTCTGCTATGATATCATACAAAAGGACAGGGCTAACATCATAACCATCCTAAGTGATTGCCATCAGATTCTTAATGATTTGTATGTATATTATTTCTTTGGTCTTGACAGGAGCATGGATGTGATCGGGGTGCCTACCTTTACCCCATTGAATAATGATTTACTCGATTATGCGGCAGGGTATCAGATGAGTATTACCTTTGCCCTCAATGACTGGACCGATTGCGCTGTACCGATTTAAACATTTGCCCTGGTTAATGTAATATAGGTATGACATTACCTAAATGGTGGGGGGACTGGAGACCTCAACTAGATCCACATACTGGAGATTTACAGCCTACTGATTTGATCGAATGTACTCAGATTGTAGGAGGTCAACCTATTAATACAGCCATCACAGGACAGCAGATAATTAATGGAGCAGGTGGTGGAGGTGCAGTAGGTTACTATGCACAATACCAGGATGATATTACTCAGCCATTGGTTGCAGTGAATGTAGGGCAACCTACTAAGTTCAGGACTATGGACTTAAGCAATGGGGTAACTGTAGTGAATGACACTGAAATAACCATAGCTAACACAGGGATATATAACCTGCAATTTTCTTTTCAATATCAAAACATAGATGTCAAGAATCAGGATGTAACTATATGGCTTAGAAAGAATGGGGTTGATGTAGATGGTAGTGCAGGATTTGTTGCTGTGGTATCTTCACATGGTGGTGGTCCAGGTCATGTTATAACATCATGGAATTACATACTTGATGCAGTAGGCGGTGATTACTACGAGCTGTATTGGAGTGCTACGAGCTTGGATGTTACCATGGAGTTCTATCCTGCAGGTAGCCCTCCTCCTGCAACAGCATCAGCTATCTTCACCGTAACACAACAAGCAGGTATCATAGCAGGTACAGGCATGACTGCACTGAATGGATTGAGTGCAGATGTTCAGACCATTAGCACAGGTACAGCAGGCTCTGATTTCAATGTAGTATCCTCAGGTATTGACCATCAATTTAATCTACCCACAGCTTCAGCATTAACTAGAGGAGCATTGAGCACAACCGATTGGAGTACGTTTAATAACAAGCAGGATGCATTGGTATCAGGCACTAACATTAAGACAGTGAACAACAACTCACTGCTAGGTAGTGGTAATTTAAACATCGGGCCCAGGCTAATGGGATATAGTGGAATACTAGGTACTCCAACTACAGGTACCGCAGTTACTATATGTCACTCATTACTCATCCCTGCCAATACATTAAACAGCAACAATATCCTGCAGTTAGTATTCAGGATGTATAGACAATCAGGTAATATCGGGCAGATGTATGGTAGAATATATACCAACACTACCAACAGCTTAACAGGTGCCACATTGATTAGCTCTATCTTTACAATGAATGGTGGAGGTACTCAGTTTATAGGATACTGCGAGCGTAACTATAGCTATGATGGCACAAGTCTTAGGACAATGGTAGGTACTACATTCTCCGAATATACTACCGGTAACATTCAAACCACTGCATTCAATAGAACAGTTAACCAATATATCTTGTTTACAATGCAAGCACAGAACGCTGCTGATATTGCTAACATAGATCTATTCAAAGTATTTGCATATGTTTAATTACAATGGAATAGAGTACACAATCACAGGGCCTATTGAGGTAGTGAGTGATACACAGCTACATGTAGAAACTGACAAGGGTATCATTCTAATAGATGATACAATGGATATATATAAAGAATTAATCAATGCCTAGATACGCAAAAAACGGAGTATTCAATATCCTCTACCCTACCAGGAGAAGGATGGCCACAATTTTAAAGAGGATCATTAGGCAGAATGGCCTAGTGGATACCAGAACTTTGGAGGATAGCGTGAGAATAAACGCACAAATAACAGGCTTCAGTACCCTAGAGATTGAGATTGTAGCCATGTATTATTTTATCTTTCTCAATAATGGGGCTTTCCTTTGGAATGGAGGGGTAATACCTCCTTATAATTTGGTCAGACAATTTACCGATGAGCTAACAAGTGCAGGAATCATAACAGAAATATACAGCCAATATACTGAATGGCTCACAAAAAATTACCCTATCCTAGAGATTGTGCCTATCTTAGAAGAGGAGCAAAGTATTGTATATAACTTCTATGCACTAGATGCACCGCCTGATTTCACTCCAGGGTTTCCGCTAGATGTTTAACTCTTTTTTCATGCCGATCATATTAAAGACAAAGATCAGTTTTAGTTTTCCTAGCTTCTCAGCTTTGGTTAAATCACCGTTGCATAGGTTATAGATCATTTGTTCCCATGACCATTTAGAGGCTTTCTTCTCAGCCTCGATTTCATCGAGCTCCTCCTTTGTTAGTTTAGCTTTCTCCTCCTCACTAATCTCAGTATCATCTACATCACCAAATAGATTTCTATAGGTTTCGTAAAAATGTTTTCTAAACTTTATAAACTCATTAATGATGCCATATATGTAGGTGATGGGAAGGTCAAGAAACTGCTCCGCTCTATTGCTCAGGTCAAAATCATACGGCTCCATTACCTCCTCCTCCCATTCATTCAGGCGTACTTTCCTGTACATGATAGCACATATCTTATCTAGGTTATCGATATAGTTGCTAGTGAATAAGTGCTCCAGGTCAATCCATTCGTAAAGCTCTAATTTTCCAAACGGCTTGAGCTTCATTCCTAGCACCTCATCCTGGTATCTATTGGGTGGCTGATGGCTGTACCAATTGACCTCTTTTATCAATGCATTGAGCTCATCAATTTCGAGCTCCTCAATGACCTCAATATTAACATCGGCTAAAATAGAAAGGGCCTCACTATTGTAGTGATAGGCCCCTTGCGTTTTATCAATTTTGCTTATCTCGATGAACTGCTCAAGCGTTACTTGGCTCCAGCTCTGGGGTAGCTTCAGCATTTTTAAATTGTTGGTTAACTTTATTGGCTATGTACATCACATAAGGGATAGATATATCCGCTGTCATTTTGCAAATGAATTTAGCTTTGTGTTTAATGTGGGCCTCTGCGTAGTGTTCAGCAGGGGTTAGATCCTCACGTTTAAACATCACGGCCATCATTTGGCTGATGTAGTTTTTCGGCTTATCTATTGCCAGCTTCTCGATGTGCTTAGTATCCCTTACGGTTAACTTCATCTGAGCCGTATAGGTGTAACCATCTATCTCGATAGTATCAATGGTAGGATAGTCAATGTTTTTATCCAGGCTATTGAAGGCCTTTACCATCTCGATAAAATCTGAGATATCCACATCCCAAAAATCCTTCTCAGGGATACCTAGATATTCAAAGATCTTCAGGTGCTTATCTACAGCATCCAGGTCCTTATTATTATTGATCTCTGTGATCATTTCGAACTGCTCAATGGTGAGCTCTTTCATTTGGTTTGGGATCTCTTTCCCTAAAATTGTTATCATAATTTTTTTTTAACAAATATAAGAAAATTCTAATATAGGTAAATGGCAGAAAAAAATATCCCTACTTATAAGATCACAATAGACCCAGCCTATGCTGAGAATGGTGAGGATCTAGGAATTGAGCAGATAGCATTCACGGCAAACCCTGCCATTAAGGTAAAAGGGATGGCCTTCTCAAGTGAAGCTAAGCCAATGTTTTTTTCAGATGAACTTAAATACCGCATCACGGCCCCTGCATTAATACCGATGGATATCTATCGTTATGATGATGACGCCAAACAGGAGTATTTTGTGCAGTTTACCAAAGAGGAAATCGAGAACATCCACGGCAAATTCATGAGGGATATGGTCAATCGAGACCTATTTAACCTAGAGCATGATACTGATAAGACAGTACCTGCCTATGTGCTTGAGGCCTGGATAGTTGAGAACCCAAAGAAGGATAAAGCATACAGCTCTTTTGGTATCGAGGTGCCAGAAGGTACATTGATGGTAACGGCACAGGTAACGGATAAGGAATATTATGCAGAGCTAGTAAGTGAGGAGCAGATAGGCTTCTCAATTGAAGGTTATCTGGGCATGAAGTTAAGTGAGCAAACAAATAAAAACCAAATAAACATGAACAAGTTACCCGATGGCGAGCACCTAATCGAGGGTAAAATCTACGTCGTAAAAGACGGAGAGGTTATCGAGATTAAGGAAGTCGAAAAAGTAGAAGCCTCTGAGGAGGTAGCTCTTGAGGATACGGTAGTGGAAGAGGAAACCACAGTTGAAACAACTGAAGAGGAAACCATGGCCGTAGATCCTGAGCTAGATGCTGAGGCAGTTTTAGCAATTGTTAAGCCAGCTATTGAAGAGCAGGTAAATGCATTAGTAGCTATGATTGCTGATCTTCAAAATCAATTGGATCAAGCTCTAACTCCAGAGATGGAAGAGGAGGAAGTGGAGATGGCTGAGGCTGTAGCGTTAAGCGTACAGCAAAGATTTAGTAACGTAAATAAATTTATAAACAAATAACAAAATGAGAAAGTTAAAATTCGATTTGAATATCGACCCTACAGCCTTATTGGCTGCTAACCCTGAGGCATTCTATTCTAAGGCATATTTGTCTGAGGATACTGCTGATAACTACCGTGCCCTTCCAGGTGTAAAGTACAAAACTAAATTAGCCTCTGTTACTTTTGGTAACATCCTTCAGGCTTCTAGCTGTGCCTTTACAGCTCCAACTGATGACCTAGATGCGAAAGAAATTGACGTATGCGCTCTTTCTGCAATGGCTCAGATTTGTCAATTTGACCTTGAGCAATCTTTCCTTTCTTTGCAAATGAGCAAAGGATCAAATGGAGATTTCTCTGTGGCTTCATTCATGAGCTTCTACTGGTCAGAAATGGCAAACAAAATCAATGGAGATCTTGAGAGCATCCGTTGGCAAGGTGATACAGCTTCTTTGAACCCTACACTAGCATTGTGTGATGGTTACGAAAAATTATTAGGAGCTCCTGGTTCAGGTGTTATCAATGGAGGAACTGGTGCAATCGCTAACTTTACAGCTCTTGAGGCTGCATTGTCTGCTGCATTTGCTTTGTTACCTGCTACTATTGCAACTAGAACTGCTGATCTACGTTTATATATGCCTACTCAATTGGTTAACATCTACCGATTAGGAGTAGCATCTGGTAACACTCAAGCGTATATTACTCAGGATCTAGCGTTAACTTTCTTAGGTGTTAAAATCGTAGTTTGTCCAGGGATGTCTAACAACACTTTTGTATGGACTTTGAAAGATAACCTTATCTACGCATTCGATGCTGAAGGTGATAGCTCTGATTTGCGTGCTGTTAACTTAGCTGATACTGTAGCTGAGCCTTACATCCGTACTCGTGCTAACATGAAGGTAGGTTTCAACTTCGTTAACCCAGGAGAGATCGTATTCTATTCATAATTAATAACCGAGCCCTCAGCAATGGGGGCTCTTTAATACTTTAAATCATGCCTTGTTTAGTTCTTGAAGACATAGTAAAATCATGCGACAATAACTCTGGTGGTATTTATGGTATCTGGATTAACCAACAGGATGAGATTGCCTCAATCACTCCTGTAGATCCATCAGCAGGAGCTGGATGGTCAATCACAGGTATCACATTAGCTGGCGTTAACTTGTTTCAAAATTTCTACATTAGACGAAATACCTCCAACTTCACAGAGGAGAGTAACATCGACCTAGTGAATGGTAGCTCATTTGTTACCTCTACAATTAACCTAATGTTTCACCGACGAGATGCTGCTAAATCTCGTGCCATTAAAATCTTAGGTGGTGGACAGCAGTACCTTACTGCCATCATTTTGGATGCCAATGGAATATACTGGTACTTCCCTTATTTGCAAGTTTCTGCAACAGGTGAAGGTTCAGGTACAGCTCGTGCTGATGGCTCTAAATATTCCGTTACTTTGGTAGCTGAGAATGAGTACCTCGCATACGAGGTGAACATGACCCCTGTACAATTGCAGGCAATCGGAGTACAATAATCAACTCCATATACATCTAAAGGCCCTCAGAAATGGGGGCTTTTTTTTAACATCTTATTAGGCATTCAATAATATAGGTATGATCTATCTAGAGCAAGGGGTGGTTAATCAAATCGTATTGACCTTATCAGAGGTTACAACGGTGGCAAATCCTCATTATTTGTTTGTGTTCACCAATGAAATGAATACAACAAGTACCCCTCAATTATTTACGGCACCTGATACAAGTGCATATCCAGAGAGATACAATTTATTTAGCCTCAATGAGCCTACAGATATCTCATTGATACAGGGCCAATTTACTTATCAGGTATACGAGAGTAATAACCCTTTTATTTTACCCTTATCGATTTCGCAAACTACAGGAGTAGTTATTGAGGAGGGCAGAATGGTAGTAAGTGGACCAGCAGGCAACTCAATATACGATTAATATGGCATGGTATAACGATATTTTCAAGAGCAAATCAAAAGGCCCCGAGGTAGTGGAAGGGTATCAATCATTTTCTACTCCATTCCTTCCCGTAGGCCGTGGTAACTTAACCCTACCCTATGTAAATGGTAGGTATGATACTAATAAGGAGGTCCGTTTTGGCACCGATGGATTATACCCAGAGCTTTTAAACCAGATGTATTACAGCTCACCTTTGCATGGGGCTATAGTGGATTATAAAACCAATGCTGTTATTGGTGGAGGCTTTGCATTGAGTACGGATAAAATGACAGCTCAAGAAAAACTAGAGCTCTATACCTTTGAGAAAAAAATCAATCTTAAACACATTGTAAAAGCGACAACAAAACAGCTCATTCTACACAATCGGGTTTACTTTAAATTATGTTTTGATAAAAAACGGAAGCTAACTAAGATTGAAAATGTAAGCCCTGAAAAAGTAAGGGTATCTAGGGATAGAAAAATGTACTATCTATGTGATGACTGGAGCACCCGTATTGATATACGAGAGATTAAACCCTACCACATCACCTGTACCGATGAGTATCAGCTCTATTGCTATGAGATTAAGTCGATGGGTCAGGATTACTATCCGCTACCTACCTATACAAGTGCTTTAAATTTTGCATTTCTGAGTGGTGATCTTTCCTATTTCGCAAAGAGTAACATTCAAAATAGCGTTTTCCCATCCTTTGCTATGATGTTCCCCAAACGACCACAGTCAGAGGAGGAGAAGCACATGATTAAGGAAACCATCGACAGGCTTAAGGGTGCAGCCAATGCTGGCAAGGCCGTTGCATTTTTTGCCAATAGCCAGGACCAGCTCCCAAAGATTGAGGCCCTTCCAAATAACAATAATGACAAGCTATTCCTTGAGGCCTCTCAATTAAACACGGAACAGATTTGTTTTGCTCATACCATTGACCCTATTCTCATGGGTATCAGAACGGCAGGAGCTCTGGGTAATGGCTCGGATATCAAACAGGCTTATATTATATTTGAAAAGAATGTAGTCATGGAGCTCCGTAACCAGATTACAACAATATTTAACGAGCTGATAACTATTGCTAGGATACCTGCTGAATTTACTATTAATAACTTCCAGATCATTAACGAGACCATCGTGGAGCTTGAGGAGGATACAAGCAAAACAAATGATGCACTCAATAGCCTAAGCCCATTGGTGGCTACAAAGGTACTTGAGACCATGACCATTAACGAGATACGAGCTCTGGCATCCTTACCGCCAATAGAGGGAGGAGATGTAACACAAGGTGCAGCAGCATCACAATTCATTGTATAATGTTATATTTTATTACCGAGAATTACCTTAAAACAAATACCCCGATAACGGCTAACGTGGATGTAACAGATGTAACTCCATACATTGCAACTCAATCGGCATTGAGGATACAGCCTATCCTGGGTACTGTATTTTATAACCATCTACTAGCGGCATACAACGCACAAACATTGACCAATGATGAAATTGATTTGGTAGAATTTATTCAGCCAGTCATTGCGTGGAGATCAGCAGAGGATGCCGTATTCGGATTAACATACCAATTAAAGAACAAAGGCCTTCAAACTCAAAACGGAGATTATTCTGCAAGCGTATCCCGTAGTGAGGTAGCCTTTGGCATGGAGCACTATGCACAGAAAGCTAGTTTTTTTGAGCAGAGATTGATCAGATGGCTACTAGCTAACAAGGCTTTGTTCCCGATCTTTACATCAGCTCAGAATACTGATACCGACCTACGGCCTATGTTCAATCATTGCTCATGCATCAATGAATGGACCACAACCTGCACAGGGCTATGTGGTAACTTCCGAGAGAATGGCTACAATAACAGCATCTTAATTCTGTGAGGGCACAGCTCAGCATATTACTCACATCAATCCAGGCTAAATGGCCTGCATTAATAGCAACAATCATGGCTTTTTTCATGCCTATCTATGGGCTTTTATTCTTAATAGGATTTGCCATTGTGCTCGATACCATCACGGGCATCTGGAAGGCCAAAAAAACAAAGGTACCCATCACTAGCAGGGCACTAAGTGGTATTATATCTAAGATGTTTCTGTATGAGATTACCGTTATTTTGTTTTATTTAATAGATTATTTTATCTTGAATGATATTGTCATTAAATTTTTTACTGTACCTTTAATGCTAACCAAAATAATGGCATTGATCCTGGCATCTATTGAGGTGATCAGTATCAATGAGAATTACAAGGCCGTTCAAGGCATTGATCTTTGGCAAAGTGCTAAAAGGTTAATGAGTAGAGCAAAAGAAATAAAGCAAAATACCAGCGAAATATGTACACCAGAGAACAAATCGAGCGAGCTGTAAAGCAAAAAGGGTTTAAATGGTTTGAGGATACGGCAAATAAGGGCTATGATGTTAACATCGTAGGCATCCGCAACAATGCCCCATCCATAGCTGATAAGGTTACTAATGTTTTTGACGATCATATTACCATTACCTATAAAGATAGCCTAGGTAACTGGAATTTTTTCTGTTGGAATGCAACTACTGACCCGGGCAAAAAAGGTGTACAGCAATATCACAATGCAAAAGGCGTGGCTCGATTAGTGCCAGGGCAATATAGAGCTACATGGTGCATCGATAAACACCAGGGCAAATATGAAGCTCTTTGTCAAAGGCTAGGAGAGGTAACTGTATGGAGGGATGGTAACAGAGATCTAAAATTCGATGAGGTGAAAACCGATAAAGGTATCTTTGGTATTAACATCCACAAGGCAGGTACTGACAGCACATGGGTAGAGAATTGGAGCGAAGGGTGCCAGGTATTCAAGAGGGTAAAGGACTTTGAAACGTTCATGTTCATTTGTAAAAAGGCAGCTAAGATACATGGGAATAAATTTAGTTATACATTACTAGAGATATGAGGTTATTATTAATAATTATTA